ACCAAGTGCATAAATTTTTAACTGTCCGTTGTCATGTGCATCAACTGCCCATTTACCAGATTTAAGATCAACAATCTCTAAGGCTTTTTCGCCTATAATAATGGCATCTGCTGTACCCCAAACATCTGGAGATATCTCATCCATAAACACGCGCTCTTCTATTAATAGCTTTCCCCCCAGCGCCTGCGCACGCTCTTGGATATAATTTACATATACATTCGCGCAATCAATCATGTCTTGGTCGACCTCTATTTCAAAGTCTTCTACCACTTGAACCTTGCCCAACCAATAGTCTTCAAGGCTCATATCATTTAATCTGCCCTTTAAAAGCATCTCGCACATTTCGTGAACCAAAGTACCAGTAGCCGCAGGGATGCCCACAGAGTATTCACCATACTGTTTAATCATCATGGGTGATGCAGGACATTCCTTCCAGCGCGTGAAAGCTGACGGACTAAGAGTTGCGTGAGCCATTGGAAACGTATGAGCTTTCTTCTAATTCTTTGATCTCTGTTAAATCATAAAGAACTTTACCGCCGATCTTATAATAGTTAGGGCCTCCGCCTTTGCGCCTTAAATTTGATAGCGCGTGTGGATTTTTGCCCCACCTTTTAGCTAGTTGCTTAGTGTCTATAAAGACTCTATCGGTGTCTGTCATTTCCTAATACTCCCTTTTTGTATTTGAATGTTGTTAAATTTACACTAAAGTTATATGATATGCAAATATATTTATAAAAAAGGAGAAGAATATGAGTATAGATGATGCAACACCAGAGGAATGGGATCAAGCAATTGATATGCTTGCGATCAATAACCAGGTAGGTGGACAACATTACACTAGTTTAAAGATACAACCCAAGGTGTATGCTTATGCAAACAACTTGAGTCCATGTCTTTCAGATGTTGTTAAATATATAACTAGAAAGAAAGATGATAGGGTGACAGATTTGCTTAAAGCAAAACAATCCATTGATCTTGAACTACAGCTCGTACATGGTGTAGACGGAGAGGGTAACAAAATAGGCCGACATACTTTGGAGATAGAGGTCTAGGAGTAAAACAATGAACTTGTTTGATTTTGAAGACCCAGTTCTAAATGAGAGGAACAACAATACGCCTGTTTATATAAACAGATACATTGCGCGTTCTTTGATAGATATAGCTGGGTTGGAAAAAAAAGATCCTCAAGCATTAGCGGAGTATTTCCTACAAGTAGGAATTAACTCCGTTAAGCATTACAAGGATCAAAAAGTTGTATTTGATATTGAGAATCTTTAACTAAGATTTTTCAATATGTTTTTGATGTTTTTGATAGCATCATTGTTCTTCATGTGTTCATCGTTGATGGTTAGTTGAGCTTGCTCTAAAGGTTTAGAAAACACCACATTTCTGTGAGTTATAGAAACAAAAGCAAATACATCTATCTCATTGTCTTTATATTTTCTATGAGCAACTCTTTGACCTTTGCGCATATCAAACCGCCAATTGCCTCTACGTTCTTCTATCTTGGATTGGGTTTTGACCTGGCATTTATACAGCTTTAGGTTGTGTTCAAAGATGATGTCTGCGGATGCGTTGTGTGGAACGATGGTTACTGTGTCAGAAACTTGAGAGAGTATTGCTGCTGTGAGATATTCACCAAAACGACCAACTCGTTCTGTTGCAAGGGGCATGGGTTATTGCGGTGGTTCGTTTAAATACCTTGGAAATTGTTGTGATGCGTATCTTGTTAAACCACCACTTGCATCACTTAAAATCTTTTCTCTGAAGACTCTGCTTTGTTCTAACTGTTGCATTAATTCAAATATTTCTTGTTGTTTTTGTGGATTTTGTTCTAACAAAACTTTGCCAACTTTTCTTGCTCTTTTTTCTGTTGGGTTTGAAATAATATCTCTTGCTTTTGTAAAAAGGCTTGCTTCAGCCCTAAGACCAGCAGAGCTTGTCGGCGCAGTTGCCATAACAGCAACATCTGATAATGCTTGTACAGCATCTTCAGCATCTAATATTTTTTCTGCTGTATTTGAGCCACCAATTACAGTTCCAGTTTTTACGCTAATATTTGATTCTCTTATTAGTTTATTGACAAATTGATTTCTAGCATTAATATCATTTTCAAATAATATAGAAAGTTTTTGTCTTAAATCTGGAGTATCGAATATTTTTCACCAGTTTTATTAATTTGGTTATATATTTCTTGAAATACTCCAACCTTAAAAGCATCCTTTTCTACATTGGTTTTTAGATTGTTATATTCTTTAAAAAATAATTTTGCATTAGAAGATGGTTTGTGTGCAATCGTTCCCTTTTCAAATGCTTCTAGCAAAGAAAACTTATCTGCACCTTGTTTTAATACTTCTGCGTATTCATCGCCTATCGTAGATTCTTTGAGAATATTTCTAAAATTATTTGCAATTTTTTTTCTGCTGATCGCCCTATCTTTATTTATTGATCCATCTACAACTTTTTGATAAGTTTGTTGGTCTGCTGATTTTTTTATTAAATCTAAAAACTCTAGTGGAAGTTCTTTTTTTACTCCAACTATTTTTCTTTTTTCTGTTAAAAATAAATTTCTTAAAGGTGGAATGGGGTTGGGTCTTTCTCCACGCGCAATTAATTTTTCTCTATAAGCTCCTATAGCATCAGAATATGCTTCTCTTATTACAGGTGTTTTTAAATATTTATATAATTCTAAATTATCTATTTGTTGATTTTTTATAAATGCTTGTTCATACAAAGGGCTTAAATAAGAATCTATGGTGTTTACTAAATCATCTACTCCGCCAGATAAATCTATTTTTGGGGTTTTTAAAGTTTGTTTTGTTACGTCTTCCAATGATTTGAGTATTCTTGTTGATTGTATATTTGGATCTTCTAAAGCATCTAACGCAGCTGCTTTTTGCTCAACTGTTCCAGAGGTTCTTTCTATTAATTGCTTTTCTATATTCATGCCAGGAACTCTTGTTTTAATTCCTCTTAATTTTCTGGTAACGGCTTCTCCGCCATAATCTGACAATATTTCTACTGGAGTTAATCCAATTAATTTATCAGCCTCAATGTTGTTTTGTATTTTTTTTAAAACAGTTTCAATTGGTATTTCATCTGCTGCAAACTGATCGCTAATTATTTTTATTGACTTTATATCTTCTTTATCAAATTGTTTTTTTCTAGGTATAACCATACCTCCCAACTTACCAGCGCCTGCCAAAGTTGTAGGTATTGCCACGCCCAAAGTTCCGCCAGCCAAAGTTCCCAAAGCTCCACTTAGCAACCTTTGTTCTGCCCCTCCTTCTGCATAACCTATTCCAGATATACCGCCTTGCAACGCACCTATTTTTGCGCCCTCTGCTGCTCTTCCCAATAAACCAGAGCCAGGTTTTGCAATTTTTCCAGCAAGTAAAGGATTGCTCAATATTCTTGCACTAGCAGCGGCAGCTCCAGTAGCGCTTGCGCCTCCAGTAAAAGGCATTAACAGTAAAGATGCAATTGCAGGAGCTACAGCGCCAGTCATTTCAGCAGCCAAAGCTGCTTTTGGGTTTGCTTTTTGAAAGGCCTGCAATTCTGCTTTTGATTCTTTAAGCCTTCTATCAAATGATTGTGAAAATGTTTCATCGGTAAACAATGATCCAATAGATCCTATTGCTGCTCCGACTTCATCTGAAAGACCAAATGTTAGTCCTTGCAATGCGGATGATGTTAAACCCCCTAAATATGAATCATTTGGCTCTCTGCTAACTTCATTGACATCAAAAGATTCTTCTTTTTTTAAGTTTTGTTGAAGTCTTTTAATTTCTTCTACAGTTGCCATTATGGCTTCCCTTTGGCTTTTAAAACTTTTTCAAGTATTTTTAATTGTTTTTCTGAATATTGCAATGGGTCTAATGTAGCTAATTCATTTAAACTCATTGATTCTAATTTTCTTGTAAATAATTTTTCTTCTATTGGCTTTCCGTACTCAGTAACTATTCTTGAAGGCTTAAAACCATATTCTTCGGCATAGCCTTTATATTCAGATTCTAAATATGCCTGTGAATCTGCTTGTGTTTGGTAAAGATTTTTAGCTTGCTGTAAAAAATCTTCCCTAGTGTCAGAAGTTAATCTTTCACCGCTCTTAATTCTATTGTATTGCGCCCTAATTCTTTCTGGAATGCCAGCAGAGTTTTGTGCAGTAGCAAACTCTCCCTCTCTTACAACAGAACCAGGGTCTAATATTTTCATGTAATTAAATATTAAAGCCAAATCCCCTGCTGCCGTTGCATCAGTTGACAATATTCTTCCATAAGCATCTCTAATTTTAACAAATTCTTTTGAGTCAGACCTAAAATCATCTCTAAGTTTGTCTTCATTTGCAAAATCAAAAGGTTCTTTTTCTTCTATAACGTCTGGAAAAACTCTTTGCCCTTTCATTGGGCCTTCGGTATATCTCCAAAATTTATTACGATCTTGTTTCATGTCGTAATCCATTTTTTGTTTTTTTACATTTCTGTCTTGATAAGCTAAAAAACCAGCGCCAGTAGGCTCTTCTTCTGCCCCTAAGGTGTTTAAATAATTTTTATACTCGTTTGTTTGGCTTTGAATTGAATCTTTTTCTTTAACTTTTGGCAATACTCTTTCACCCGTATCTGCATAATAATTAAATCCATCCCTGGCTTTAATTATTTTTCTGTCTTGAGTTTTTCTAGTAGCAAGTTCAAATTGTGCTTCAGCTATCTTATCAATCCCCTCTGAGCCGACCATTTTTGAAAATTGGTATAACGGAGACTCAGGATTCATTCCGGCAATCCATTCATTATATCTTCTTTCTCTTTCTTCTTTCTTCTTTTTACTCTCTTGCATTTGTTGAATTGCTATGGTGTTTTGCACAAAGTTTTTATCACCTTTTAAAGCACCGCCAAGTGCGTAAAGCATCATGGCTAACTTTTGATTTTTAGCATCTTTTACATCAGCAACATCACCAGCCAATTGTTTTCTATTTATTTGAGGATCAATTAATGGATTAACAGTAGGTGAAAGAGGATTTGTGGGTTGTGAACCAGGTAAACCTGCCATTAAATCTTGTATTGAAAATGCCATTATAAAACTCCGTAATTAACTCTGTAGTATCCGTTTTCGTCTTCAATAACTGCTTCGGGCATATACTTTTTAACCTCTTGTGCAAGAACACCTATGGTTGGAGTGTTGACCCCTAACTCTTTTGCTTTATCGTTCCAATCCCAAGTATATAAATTGTGTCCATTTTCAGACTTGCCAATAGGTTTAATATTTTCTTTTAATCTTTCATCTGAAAATGGATTTGTAAAACCACCTGAACCAG